TGCAGTGTCTCCGATTGACGGGTTTTGTGCAGCGTTTCTGTCTTGAAAAACCTGATTCAGCAACGAAACTGGCGCATCGGTGTAATACAACACCGTCAACGCTCCAGAAGCAGTGCGAACACCAGTGGTAAAAGTCCGCACATCTTCATTCAACACCGTCACTTCAAGCGCATCGGTGTTAGCAGTCATTGACCACTGCACAACCTTGGCAACGGTTTGACCCGCAAGCTCGACGGAGCCATCTTGACCCGCGTAATACTTAGCCATGGTCAGGCACCCTCTAGCTCGCCAATGAACTCACACGTCACTGTACTCAGTCCTGGCTTAACGCATTGAACTGATGGCGGCGATGCGTATTTCCACTTCAACAAGCTGTTCGTTTCTCTAATCCAAGGTATCAACGCCTCAGACGCACCAGCAGCAACGTTGCTAGCGGTAAACTCTGCGTAGTTATCGTCGTCCATCACATCGACGTAATTCTGCAGAATTAATGCAGCGTTTTCATCGGTGATATTGGCAAACGACAAAGAAAGTCTGCTGCTATATCGCTGGTTGCCGTAACGAACGCGGACAACAGCGCCGTTCTGTGATTGGAACTGCTGCTCTGGGAACACACCCGGCGCGTAGGACCGGCTAGTTGGAACTAACGCTGGGAAGCTAACTGCAGTCATTCGCCTGTCACCGTGAACTGCAGTGGGTCAGGGTTAATCGTAGCCAGCGTCCCATTGCTAAGTAAAGGCTCATGGCTGGCGCTGATGTCAACAAAACCCCCATCGTCGATCGTAATGCTGGTCACGCGGTAGACACGCTTCTGCTGGTCTTGCATTTTTACGGTAAAGATTGATCCAAAGAATGCAGGATCACCTGTCTTGTTGCTGGTAACGACTAGAGAGCGTTCCTCGACTTCAGTAAAACCTGGCTTCCAATAGAACACAAGCGTGCCGTCACTGTCATTCAAAGGTGTTGTTGAGGTGATGCCGCCATACTGATCAATGCTGCCATTGTTAAAACGGCTGGTATGAGTTGTTTTAGAAACAACCTTGATAAAGTCGCCAGGTGCAATCGTTAAAGCACTACTTGGAGTTGTTTTAAAAGAAATGGAGTGATTACTATGCTTCCTTGTTAGCAGTTTGTACTTTGCAATAGTTTGCGCGTGGTCACTTCTAGTGCAGAACTTGGTCATGTCAATGTATTCTTCCGGGTCGGCACTCGAGCCTCCGTTGTCATCGCTTAAACGGACTTGAATAATTTTTTGCGATGCAAAGCCGTTTTCTTGTTCTTCTCTGTAAGCGACAGTAACTTTTGTTGGCTGACGGTCTTGAGCAGGTAAAAAATTAACCTGCATGTCTTTCATGTTGCCGTCAGTGAACAAAGCCTTGATGTCATTGCTGACCACTTTGGCAGGGTCAATTCTGAAATCACTTGTGTTGAAAGGCACTGCAGGCGTCAACGAAAACTTACCTCCAATAATTGAAAAATTTAAAAGGCTAAACGCGGCGTTAGCAAATATAAATTCTCTAACTGACGTTTTGTCTTCAATGATCCCGTCAAACGTAAAATTATTTCTTTGACAAAATTTAGCCGCAACAGTCATTGAATCACGGTCTACAGTGTTTTTTGGGATCCTCTTACCGGCTCCGAGTTTTTCGCTTGTTAAAAGGTTGTAAACGATCTCGGCAAAATTATTTGTTGATGCCTTTAAAACATTTTCAGCAGAGTCTGCCCCAGCGTCAGTAATCAATCGGTCGACTTGGATGCCTTGTTTGACATAAGCACTTAACTGTCCCATCGATGTCCAGTCTTTACCTGCCTGAAGACGCAATCCCAGAAGCGACAGGTCGTTGTATTGAGCAGCGCCTTGGTTCGGCTTTCGCTTATCAGGGCGAATCATCTCATTGACAAAAACTATCGAGTGTTCTGGGTTGTCTTGATGGCTTGTTTTCTCTTGCTCGTATTTTGGGAAATCAGCAATGGCATCTTTGACGTTTAATGCACGCTCTTCTGAATCAATAATTTCTGAACCCAGTTCAGTAATTTTTAAACTTACCGTTACTTCAGGTTCATCTGAATCAGGAAATTCAAACACTACTTGCTTATCTTGCGTATAGCCAGAGCCAGGCTCAACAATTTGCCACTGCCATTGGTCCTCGCCAAAACTTGAAGCACTTATCTTTAGGCCAGAACCATCAAGATCGTTTGCATTGAGTGGGGTGTAAATATCCGGGCTATAAACAAAAGGAAATTCGTTCGAGGGGAACTCATATTGTCCAAGCTTGTATAAATTACGAGCCACTCTGATAGTCTTGGTTTCTACTTTTTCAATGCTTTTGAAGTAACGCGTAGGCCCTGGCGGGGTGTATAGCTTGCGTTGAATTGCGTAAACATCACAGTTAATATTAGGGTTAAACTCTTTAAAACTACCAATAACGTATGCAAGACCGTCGATAAAATCACTAGCCACAAAATCATCGTTTTGTGTTTTGTTCGTTAATGGCACTCTGTCTCCGTTCCACATACCCGTGCGAATACCATCAACTTTTCTTTCCCAAACACCAAAATAAAAATCTGGTGTATTTGGATCATATTGCTCATCTTCTGCGTTAGTGACTCCTGCTGGAATCTGTACGTTTTCACTCTGCCCATCAAGGCCAACACGATATAACTTAGTTGCGTCAAAATCTTCGGTTGGATCTTGCGTTTGCAACGTAACGTCGTTGCTACCAAAATAAGCAATTTTTAAAGTACCATTATTGTTAAGTTCAATATAAAAATCATTGGTCACGCTTGTTCTGACAAGCCTGCCAGGAACTTCTGTAACAACGTCGTATGCGGCTGGAATTTGTTGAACAAAGTCACTAAGTTTGTACTGAAACTCAGAACCAAACTGATTGCTCTCTGTATCTAAAATGCGCCCTCTCCAAGCAGCATATACAGCCCCTTGATCGTTTGGATTGGCAACATTAACTAAAACACCCGTAGTAAGGACATGGCTATTAAAGTCGTAAGCGTGCTCTGGACCCTCCGCGATTTCCCAGTCAGCATCACTTGGCAACTCTCCAACAGACTCACTGTCAAACCTAAGGACTCTGCCTGAAACAACAGCGCCTTCTTCAACACGTTTGAACTTAAATTCGTCATTTGACGCTTTGGTTTCAGTGATTCTTTCTGGGAATCCTGTATAGCTAATAATAAATTCACTGTCATTTACACTTATTGTCGCTCGTCCATTTCCCTGCAATAACTGAACGTTGTTTGATTGACCTGCTTTGTTGACATAAAGGCCATTTGCGAACGTGCCAGCAACCGGCACAATGCGAAATTCAAACAACCCCTCAGCATGGTTTATGCGAATTGTGTTGTACTGAGGCTGTGGGTTGTCACCTTTAACGGCAAAAATTTGACCGGCAGAAATTGATCTAAAAGCAGTAACGGAACCACCAACTTCTCTAACGTCAATCCTGAAAAAGCTATAGCGTGTTTGAAACGTACTAACTCGGCCAAGCTGAAACGATTGATTGTCTTGCTCATATTCCTCAAGCAAGGCTTTTGGCGGCTCAGATTGCACGTTGGCAAAGCCTTCAACCCTTTTGAATACTTCGCTTTTTATGCCAATCTCGGTTTGGTTGCACTTACGGTTGTTAGTTACGCAAGCAATCTCAATGCGTTGAAGATGCGCTCCAAACGGCGCATTGCCTGCAAGAAATGGATCATTATTAGGGTCAATAAAATAACCAAATCCTTCCTCTTCGCAAACAAACTCATAATCTAATTTTTCTAAATTTGTCTTGTCAAACGGCTTATTTGGTCGAACCGTGCAGCTAATGATTGAGCTGCCAAACGCGAACAAGTCACCAACGTTGATAAGAGAGTCTGCCTGAGAAATCCTATTGTCAATAGCTGTATTAACGTCATCCAATCCATGCGGCGGAAAAGATTCAGGGTCTTCTCGCATTTCAGAACTCCTGAACTGAAGACGATCTCCTACCCTAATTCGTAGATTATTCGCACCGCTTGAAATTGCGTTATACGAGGTCCCATCACTATTTGGACCAACTCGATTTAAGAAAAACATTCCCTGCCGGGAGCTGTAAGGACGGGAATGCCCAGTGCCATTTGGCCCATTGATCTTTTGCCTT